TATCCGATTATCGGAGTCAGCATAATTGGGTAAAAAGGTTTATACAACCCCTCTCACCTAAGCGGCGAGTGCTAATACAGAAGTATCGGCAATTAAAATCTTGATCTATTTTTAAACTGGCCTTTAGATCAACCAGTCGATGCGATCTATACTTCTATCTATCTGTCGATACCAGTACGCCCCCTTATATAAATCTAATACCTTTCGGCGGTTTAGTAAAAACTTCAATGTTCTGTCTAATTATAACAGGTTGTAATTCTTTTTCAAGTCTTTTTATTTGTGATTGTTGTACAAAATTAGTAGCTATACTAATCATCAACAAACCCCATAGTATCCATGTTGCAGGATGTATCTTATCCATATTTACACACTTTGGTCAAAATGAGTCCTGTTTACTATATTAAATTCTGCACATCTACTCATATCTTTTAAAGATGTTGATCCTATATATGAGCAAGCACTTCTTAAACCTCCCAGAATATCTTCTATAACAATAGAAGCATCACCTTTATATTTAATTTCTTTTACTCTTCCTTCGCTTGCCCTGTAGTCTTTTATTCCACCATATTTCTTCTGTGCAGCATGTGATGCCATGCCGTAAAATTTTAAAGATTTTTTAATATCATGATAATATTCCCAATCTCCTTCGCATTGATCTGTACCAGCAAGCATACCTCCAAGCATAACAAAATCAGCACCAGCAGCAAAAGCCTTGCATACATCTGAAGAAGTTCTGCATCCACCATCAGCACATATTAAACCCAACCTACTTTGTCCTGCCCTTAAACCATGTGCAGCATGAGAGCATTCTATTATAGCTGATAGTTGTGGATAGCCTACTCCTGTTTTAAGTCTTGTGGTACATGCACTTCCCGGCCCAATGCCTACTTTTACAATATCAACTCCACCATGTAGTATTATTTCTTGAACCATTTCTGGAGTACAAACATTGCCCGCCATAATGATAGTCCGTTGACCAAAATTTTCTCTAATTTTTCTACAGAAATTTACAAAGTCATCAGTATATCCGTTGGCAACATCAATACAAATGTTTGGAACCTCATTAGTCTCATCACAAAAATATTTTAATTTATCATAATCATTTTGCTTTATACCTATACTGTACCATTGATGATCGTAATTATTAATAATATTAGCGTACTGATTCTTTTCGTAATGCTTATGAAGGCATGTAGGCATTCTATATTTAGATAAAACATTAGACATTGCAACTGTGCCTGTTGTGTCCATGTTGGCAGCAAATATTGGTATATTATTCCACTTTTGTATAGAGTGGTAGAATGAAAAGTTTCTGTTTAATTCTACTTCTTTTCTTGATGCTGTTCTACTTCTTTGTGGGACGAGTAACACATCATCAAAGTCTAGCTTGGGATCATAATTAATTTTCATCTTCTGTTTCTTTCAATGTTAAATTTTCTACATCTAAATCAGAAATATTTTTACCATACCAAACTATGCCTTCTAAATTATAATTACTCGTAAAACTTGTAGAGTCTGTTTCAGAAATAAGTTCTTGTTTTTTATTCATAGATATTGTACTCCTAGGTCTCTTTCACATAAGCTACTATCTTTTCTATATGCACATTTGTCTTTAAAAAAACAATAAACTCCCAAGCATTTTGATCTTGGACAATCTTGTTTAATAGTATCAATAATATGTTTAATGGTTTTACCACTACATATTAGATCGTCGATAATTATATACTTATTAGGTATTGGCCCTTCATATTGAAATGGAGAATATCTTTTTTCTTTCTTCTTTCTTACGACAAGCATATTCTTTTTTAATAACTCTGATATTTGTGGAACAACTAACAATCCGCTAGTACCACAACAAGCTATAGTGTCAAAATTAATATCAAGACATTTAAGATCAGTAATAGATTGAAAAATAATCTTATTTCTAATTTTATGATTTAATAAAAGTGTTGTATGGTCACAACCCTGTAACCATTTACCATCTTCTGTTCTTCTATTTATAAGTTGTTCTGCGAAAGCCGTTGTCATTATAAACCAGTATGCTTAGAGTAGTTGTAATATTCTTTAAATCCTGTTGAAACAGCACCAGTAATAGTATCATCACCAATAGTCCTACGAATATGTGATTGAGCGTCAGGATTATTTAATAAATATGGTGGATAAGAATTTAGATAAGGACAATAATGTGTCACTAAACTTGTTCTGGTTAAGCTGTTATTATTATTAGTCCCACCATGCAACAAACCGCTATGCCAGAATAAAACATCTCCTGCCTTACCATAAAATTTTTCTGTTGCAAGACCAGCATTTTCAGCTTTCTTCACTAATGTATCACTATATATATTTATCTCTTGTTTTGTAAAGTTCCAAATTGAACCATCTTTAAATCTGTGAGGGGTTAATTTATGAGATTTAGGATAATAAATAAGTTCACCGCTGTTTTCTTTAACGTCTTCTAATGCAATCCAACTTGCAATAAAGTTTCCTATACTATTTACTCTTACAAATGTTCTATCATCATGTATAGTCTGTCCAGAACCTTTAATAAAGGATAAAGACTGAAATGCTAATGGTAAAGCATTTCCAAACATAGCGTTTAAAAAGTTTCTTATTGGACGACTAAATATTGCTTTCTGCGTTTTACGATCAAAGTAATGAGTATCTAATATTTTCATCTCGGCATTAAAATATTTTGTTGCCTTTGTAGAAAACTGTTCAAAGACTTTTTCACCACCACAATAGTAATTACAATATGCTTTGTTGTCATATCCTGTGAGTATATTTCTTTTTAAATACTTTACTATATCTTGTGGTACTGCGTTTTTAATAATAACATAACCATCTTCTAAAAACTTGCTTATATATTCTCTTGTATCCTTATCTACATTTTTTGGTATATAAGGACAATGAATATCTATTGGAAGAGTAGAAAGTTCTTTGTGCCATTCATATTTCATTTTCTTTTCCTTAGTACCCCCAATAGGACTCGAACCTATAACATACGGTTTAAAAGACCGCTACTCTACCGATTGAGTTATAGGGGCATATAGCAGATAACGTTGTGAATTATAATTAAATATAATGACGTACTAAATCTGCTACAAATAGGGCGTGGAGGAGTTGAACCTCCCTATGATTACCTTATAAGAGTAACGGATGCCACCGGCTTACCTTACGCCCCTTAAAATAATAGTAGAATGACAAACCTAATCATTGATTGATAACTTATTGAATATTAAATAAATAATATAAAGCGGTGAATCAATCCCTATTGTGTATGGTTTTAAATTAGGCTACTATGTATTTTTATTATTAACGTGTACTGACCGTACTGCGCTTTGTCTTACGAATAAGACCATAACGTGTTTCGCCATTACGCCCTGTGCTACGAACAACATTAAATCCACTTTTAGTAACAATCGGTTTGATGTCACTAATTGTTGCCCTAAGATTACCTACCTCAAACATTGAGTAGGCACTGTCTTGACTAAGAGTTCTACCTCTAGTCAAATAATTAATTACCTTATCCTGCTTTGTCATATTAGACCTTTCAGAAGTATGTGGTTAAAATTTCCAAAAAGATTCTAGTCAACCACAACAAGACTAAAAACTTTTATATTAATTCTCGGCATCTTCCTCATAATAGTCTGGTAATGATGGAATGTCAAGCCTTTCTTTGTTATCGTTAATCCAAAACTCCATTTCTTCAAGTTTATCGTCCCATCCACATTCTATATGTCCCGCTGCCGCCATTTTGCATAATGCTGATTGATACAGAATAACTCTTACCTCATCAAGAATATCTCCAAAGTTTTCGTCACAGATTATATGGTATCCTTCTTCGTCTGTTCCTGATGATAAATTTTCTATAATTGTTTTAACCTGTATAAGATTTATGAAATGATCAAGGTTTTCTGTATATAAATCGTCAGAAGTTAAACTCATAGCAGCTTGTTCTCTAATTGTTTTAGAGAATCCATCAATATCAATTATGCTGTATTGTTTCATTTTTCTTTTACTCTGGGGTTTTTAGATTGCAATTTAGCAAGCCTGTGTTTGGTTCTCCAAACTCCGGTTAATTTATTTTGTTCATCTTTTCCCATCCAGATATGACAGAAGCCTCCTTCTTTTGTTCCGTAAGCTATGATGCCGTTCTTGTCAAGACCCATCACAGTAAACTTGCCTCTGCATCCCATAGGAATAAACTCTCCGTCTACAACAGAGTATGGGCCTCCTGTAGCCTTGATTCTGTCACCCTTTTCTAATTCCTTCCAGTCGAACTTTCTAATCATCTTAGTTGTTTTCCGTTCTTTACTTTGAACAGCAAACATAAAAGGATGTTGACATTCTGGACACATATATGCTCTTGGGCCGCACTGATGTCCACACTTCTCGCAAGTTTTTTTACCTTTAGGCATATAATCAATCTCCTGTGAAATAAACTGATACTACCAGTATAACATAATTATCGGCAATGTCAACGATTAACTTTAGCATCATCTCTCTCTATTTGTTTTCTTAGTTCGATTAAGTCCTTGTCTGTCCACATTTGATATATAAGATAAAAATCTATAGGTTTCCATTCTTGTACGAATTTTTTTGGTTTTGATTGCTTTACTAAATTTTCTTGTTTAATCTTTGTGTCTTGATTGCTTAGGTAAAACATACATAATATTACTACTATAGATAAGAAGGTCTGATATTTATATTTAATATTCATAAATACCATCCTTTTAATATATTTGCTACTATAAAAAAGTTAGTAACAATAGCCTGTATTACAAGCATAGTTCTTATAAAGGCAATACCATCACTTTGCCTATCGCTTGTTCCAGATTTTTCTCCCAGTGCTTTACACCAGATTTTCCAAATATTCATGGGCCAACATTTATCCATATTAAACTTTGTACTACAATAATACCAATTAGTGCTAATACAACAAACAAAAAAATTTTTATGTTATCTTTATTCATTATTTCTACCTCCTTTAGGTAAAAATATGGGTTTGAAATTATCTCCCCCATTTAAAATTATCTGGTATATCTTTTACAACAATACCACATTCCATATTTACTCTGAGCATATCCAACATCTACTACAGACATGCCGCTATTACTGTAGCAACAATTTTTATATGCAGCATCCTGTGTCCAACCACTACCACAACCTTCATAAGTATTATGATGTCCACCATAATGGGAAACACAATTTCTTGATGCCATTGTATTCGCCACTCCTTGTGCAGAAGTGTTATCTACTGGCGTAGAATATGTATACTTATAAGTCGTATTAGTTTTCTTCCTACTTCTTCTAGCCTCACAAACATTTGTCAATAATGTGATAGCAATTAATAGTAATAATATCTTTTTCATAAATTTCCTCCTTGAAATAAATGGGGATTGATGTTATCGCACCCCGTAAAATTACTTACAGTCGCAAGAGTTTCCGTTGCAAATTGTTCTACTAAAACTTCTTGAACGAAGAACCTTGCTACAACCATCTGTAACAGTCCAGCTTCTTGAGTATGTACTGCCAGTTTTATCTGAAGCACAATCTGTAGAACGAACAAAATACCTTCTGCCAAATAAGCCTCTGCGAACCCTACAGTTGCTACTGCTACAACTATCACAATCAGTTGAGGCAACCGCTACTGGTTCTGGTGCTACTGGTGCTTCACCAGCAAATGCAGAAACACTAATTACCGAAAACAATACTGCTAAAAATAATCTCATATTTTCTCCTTAAAAACTAAACTAACTCAGGTATTATGAACATATCATAATTTAAACCTTTGCATCCTTGCTATTTAATTTAAGACAAACTCTAACTGTTTTTCTTTGTTCTTTGTTTTAATAGGTTCTTTTGCTACTAAATTTAAAGCCTGTTGATGCTTTTCAATATTAGCATCTCTTTCTGCAATCATTAATGGTTTACAAATTTGAAATAATTTCCTGATTGCATTGACGTATATTATTCTCCAATGTCTAAATGCGGCATCTTGTTCTGGAGTAAATGTTCCTCTATGAAAATAAGTGCGGCCCTTTCTTAATGATACACTATGTTCTTCTTTTGCTGTTGTAGCAACCCACGATCTCATACCGTGATAATAAATATTGCTACGAATAACACCACCACGAAAATGAAAAGGAGTCATACAAAATATAAATCTTTTTACCCATGCCCAACCAGCAAAGTCTTGCGTACTAGGTCTGTATCTATAATTACCTTCGTGATCCATTAATGTAATAAGAACGGAGTATATTTGTGCTATGCTCAAGCCTGACTGCCATGCAGTATGTTTGCCTTTGTTGGGGTCTTTTTTTCCAATAGAAGTTAAATACAACTTACCTACAGCATTTGATCTAGTGTCTAATGTAAGTCCAAATATATCTCTTTGGTAATCATCAAGTTGGTCATATATGTAATCTACATTATTTAAAAAGAAATTCAAAACTCCATCATTAGGGATTCTATATTGATCCATTGGCAATACATATCCAGACTCATGTTCTTCTTGTGTTTCTGAACTAAATTTTCTGGCATAGTTTGCAATTATGTTTGTATAATCTTTAAAATCCCACGCTTCTTGTATCTTAGGATTAATTTTGTATAAATTTTCTGCACTAGGAGGATTTGCTAAAGATATTTCTGGGAAATCTAATAGAAGATGATAAATAGATATGGGGTCTCTCATATCATGTTTTATCTTGTCTCTTTTGATGCCGGGGAAAAGGTTTTTACCAAAAGCATGTTCCAATGCTCTAGGGGTTGATTTCTGTGGAAAAAGTTTTAGATCAATATTTCTTGATTTGCATTTAGCATATAGGCTAATTAGTTGAGGTGCTTCAAGTGGTTGAGATAATGAGAGTTCTTTTCTTGCATAGCCTAAATGAGCATACTCAGAAATTAAACAAGAATTTCTAGGCATATTTTGTACTAATTGAATGATCTCTTTTGTCTTAATTTTAACTGTAGGTTTGCCATTATGAGAATATGTGGCATGATTTTGTCCACAGTCTAATACAAATACATCATCATATATACTAATATCCATAATTTATAGTCCTGTTTGATTCATTAGTTTCACGTATGCTTAAACAGCCAATGCAGAATAAGAACATAAGTTATTATAACAATCATGTAGTTGCCGAACAAGATTAAGATCATCATAAAATATTATTTTTTAATATTCTCTTCTTGTAGCTTTTCCATCCATCTTTTTTTTGAATCTTTACATTTTTCTATAAAGTTCCAAAATGTCTGTTCTTTTCCTTCTGTTTTATTATAAACATCATCTTGCATAGATTCTGGATATATCCCTTCTCTTTCTTGTTCTAAAGAAGGCATAGGTATTTGCTTTACTTGTTTGGCTTGTGGAGTCGATGGGTCAAGAGGTATTTTTTTTGGTTCTTTCATTTTTTGATCTCCTATTTAGATGCTAATAAATATAAACCAATATTTGAAAAACTATATCCCAAATAGGCGATACCCATACCGGCATTGCCTTTATATATTTGTTCTAAACTAACATAAAGATAAATTAATCCAGTAACAATTATTAACCAACTACTCATGCTGGGACACCTTCTAAAAATTGTGCTATTGCTTTGTCTTTCTTTTTAAGTTCCATGTCAATATCAAAATCTAAATCATATATATAGAAGTCTTGTTCTGCATATTCGGCATGTTTTCTTGGGTTGTTGCCGGGAGCCGATTCTGAATAATGAAATAAAGGAGTATGATTTTGCCATGTGTCATAGCATAAATGTATTGCTTCTTCTTCTGTCAGTCCGTCTGAATGACAGGAGTGATGTAAATAGTCGAAGGTGATTGGTATATTGGTTTTTGGATAAAAATCTTCTATAAGTTGTTTTACAGACCAGCAATTAAGTTTATCGTCATTTTCAATAACAAGACGGTGACGACAATTATCGCTAAGTCTATTAAAATTTTGTATAAATCTTTCCACAACTTCATCGTTACTTCCTTGTCGATTATTAATGTGTAAATTCATCGGACAATTATAGTCTGCTGAACAACCGATCATGTCAAGAAAGTTGCTATAAAAATTTAACTCTTTAATTGTTCTATCTACTGCTTCTGTATTAATTGATGCAAGAACATTGAACTCGCTAGGGTGGCAGGATACTCGAACACTATTTTGCTGTATAGTATATGCTATGCTATCTATTTCCTCAAGAATCTCGTCATATTGAGGCAGGTCATTAAGAGAAATATTAGCAAGATTATAGGTAATAAGAGGAAAAAGATCACTACTGATCCTATAGCAGTAATTATACTCTGCACAGTGCATAATGGTAGCATTAGTAACCTCCATGTTGTTAAGTATTCTTGAACCTAGTGTAGACAATGCTTCCTGACGATCTAGTTGGCTAAATCGTTTATATGTCATTGTTTGAAACCTAATATTAGGATCAATTTCTTTTAATTGTTCTGAAATGCAGCAAAGTCCAAATCTCATAATATACCTCCAGCACACGATTATAATGTATTATCGGATGCTTGTCAAGAAAACTTTAGGCTGAGTGAAAATACACCAAACCCCATCTGATTGCTCTAGGAATAATACGATGAATCTATATAGTTATAGATGATATTGTGAATCCCTAGAACAATCAATAAGAATGTACAGTCCAAGTAGTTTCAGTAATAAATGCCATCTCTAATGTCTTAGCAAGTTCTTGTCCTAATTTAGTCATCTTTGTCTCAAAAAGGTCATAAGACTCAAACATGATATACAAAACATCAGTCTCTATATCATAACCCGATTCTCTACAACTATTAAAGATTCTTATGCTCCATTCTGGCAAATCATCAGCATCAATATCTGTATGCTCGCAAAATGTTCTAATCATAAAAGCATTACGCTCACGATCATTTTCATAGCCAGATGAGTATTCCCCTTCCTCCATGCTAAGTTCAGCAATAAATGTTTCGATAAATCCATCTTTATTTTTAATCATATTAGCAGCAGCATTTTTATCTATATAATTACTATGCGAAAAGATATTTGTAATTAATTCTCTACAGGCTTTCTTTTTAATTGCATTTCTGCGAAGAAAATCTACCATTGGAACTGCAACAGCACTTTCCGTAAAAATATCACTACCCATTATCCATCAACCTCCTTAGCAAATCTATAGTATAATCTTTCTACTTCTTTTAAATTATAAGAATATGGAGCAACATTGTCTCCATTCTTGTTGTTCCATCTCATGTCTTCATGCAAAGAATCAAGAGCATCAAGAACAATATCCATATCGTTTTCTTCAATAAGATGTCTCATTAAATCTTATCCTTCAATAAGTCTTCGAGAAATTCTTTAGCAACATGATCCGGGTCTTCTTCTACACTTACATCGCACATATCTAATTCACCATCAAAAGCATTTGTATATGCTACTCCTAAATCTCCTAGGATATAATCATCACGCTCATCTTCATCTAACCTTAAATACTCTGTACCTGTAATAATATGTCTGTGAGATTCATTCTCTATGTAATCTCCGATCCATTGAAATCTAATACTGTCAGGGTCAGCCTCAACCCAACCAGCAAATCCTATAATAATTTTACTCATAACCAAAATCCTTTCTTTGTTCCAAGTATATCATAGTTATCGTCAATGTCAAGTAGAATCTTTAGTCCATTCTAATGCTTCTGCTATGATAGGAAATCTAGTGATAAAAATATTTTTACACTTTAAAGCAATATCTTGATGTTCTTTCTGTGTACCATTAGCACTTCGTAATTCAATATAGTGTATCCAATTACGAATACTTCCACTCATATATAGCCTTGTGGGAGTCGCTAAAGGAAGTATGAATCTAGCACATTCTTTCGCTATACCATCTTTAATCATGTCATCATATAGTCCTTTTGCTCTAGCAAAATGCTCTCTTATTTGTCTGTTCCACTTAAATACTGTTTCTTGATCTACATCATCAATACTATTTTGCCTGTTTTTATTATCCTGACTTCTTAAACTAAATACAGGTATCTCTTCTGCTAAATGTGTTGTATCAGCATATCTCTGACTAAATTCTTGAAAAGTAAAACTTCTATGTCTTAATATTTGTGCAGCAATCCCCCTGTTGGTATTAATCTCAAGAGTCATAAATGCCATTTCAAATATAGACCAGTGTTTATGTTTAATGCAATAACCAAGTAGACCAGCAATACTATTATTATCTTGATTGTTTGGGTTGGACACCCTAGCACAGTACGCTATATTTTTCTCTGCTTCTGGGCTAACATTAATCAAAACAACTTTGTTGTTATCATTCGTTGTCATATATTTCGTCCTCTATTTTTTTCCACTGTGGACAATTTTTATACATCTGTTCTGTTTCTTTTTCAGTAAAATTAAAATCTATAAAGCCGCCCAAAGGTTTTACAAGTTTCTCTTTAGTTGGTGCTGATACCTGCTGTATATCTCCTAAAATTTGAGATGCTTCAATACGGTACAATTCTAAAATAAAATCATAAAAGTCTTGTAGTAAAAACTCCATCCTTAAAAACTTAGGATCAATCATATTTTCTGAATAAGACATCAAATACTCATCGGCACTAATCCAATTCTTTTCTTTAACCCATATCTGTATAATAGATTCAATTTCTTTTGGGTCTGTATGATATTTATGATGGTTTTGTAGGAATGGAATATCCCAAGCATACTCTGGTAAAAATATTTTACCTTCGGAACATTTTTGTTTAGCCCAATCATATACTTCTTTAATCTCTATTAATTTCTGATGCTCTATATCTTTGTATTTATATAAGCCTATTGTTGTTGCGTGTATAATATGAGACTTTAAAAATCCTGGTAGCTTTCTAAATCCAATAACATGAGTAAGTTTTTTAGCAAGGTCTGGTAAATGTACTGATGATTGTAGGGGTGTGTTTGGATTAGTAGATAGTTTATGGTAACGTGCCAAAAATGGATCAACAGTATCTTTGTATGGAACTATATTGGTGTGTTTTTGATGATCTGTTAAACTATGTTCAAAAACAATACCACCAAGTTTATAAGTATCTAAAGTTCTATGAATAAGTTTTTGTGTTTTTGTACCTCCTGTTTTAGCAAGATGCCACCACACAAAACTATCTGTTATTATCATTGTCTTTATTCCACCATTTAACTAATCTGTCCCACACAGGCTTAAAGAAAAACAAAACAATATAAGCAACAACTGCTTCTATAGCTTTACCAAAAATAGTAGTCATTGTTATTGATTGTTTTTTAATTGATTTATCATCACCAAGACGATCTTTCATAGTCTATTTCTTTCTGTATTTGTTGTTGTCTATATCTTTCTTGATGTTCTAAATGTTTGTTGTCTGTTATGTCATTATAAATATTCATAGCTATTTTACTCAAGCTATTAGTAGTTCCATTTCTTTCAGGATTTTCTAATAACTTCCACTGATAATTATAAGGATTAGATTCATTTCCAGATTTTTCTCTGTCAACTTTATACCCCTTATCTTTAGCCCATCTTTTTATATTAGTCCAATTCATTCTTTGTAAGCATCTCCCGGTTTATCTTTTTTATAACTTCTAATTTTAGGATCATACTCTCTCGTATCCTTATCATATCTTTTCCATGCTTCCAAGTGTTTCATCGAAGTCATTTGGGATTCTTGTTTTAATTGATGTATCATTTGATACTCTATTAATTTATAAAGATCAGTTATGTGTTGCCATAATACAGGAGGGACTTGTTTTTCAAATGTTGAAATATAGTTTTTAATATCTGGCTGAACACAAGCATACTTTAAAGGTATCTTTTTATCCTTGCTCATCTGTTTATATTGTAGATTGTCTTCAGACGGTTTGGAGGTCATTCTTTAATCTTTCATAAGACTTCAAAGCATCTTGTAAACAAGAGATAAGTTTGAATAGTTCCATACTTTGGGTATTAGTAATGTCTTCAATAGTGTCAAAATGATCTATCATGTAACGAATAATATTATTATATCCCACTTCTTTTGCAAAATCTTTAATATCATTCTTAAAATTAAGATATTCTATTTCTTTTTTATCTTTTTTAGATAAAGCCATATTTTATTTTGTCCTTGAGATAATTTATATCAATCTACCAATTAGATAACCAACTACTGTAGACAAAACAACAATAACAAAACTATTAGTGATATAATTATTCTTGTTTAATTTGTTGATCTTGCTCATCATTTGATGGGAACACTTTCTTAATCAATTCCAATTTAGCATTATTACTTTCGAGAATAGATAAATACTTGTCGAGAACTCCCAAAATATCTGGGTGATCTCCAATGCCTGCGCCTCTGGTCATATATAAATCTATAGTAGCTACAGCCTCGTCTACTTTGGCTTGATACTTAGATTCTAATGCTTTAACAAATCTGTTCATTGTACATCCTTTGCGACATAAGTAAAATTTAAAGTTTGCTGATCATCTGGTATATCTATCTCATCTATAATAGGAGAGTAATAGTCTGGAGGCAAAGGCAAATCATCTCTTTGTAGATGATCATATAACATCCAATGTGTAATATCTTCTGATGTTAATAGTCTGTTTGAACCATGAAATACATTTGGATTACCATGTCTATATTGTTGGTATTGAAAAGTTCCTAAAAACAATTTACCATCTTTAGTAAAGAAATATATTTTACAACCATCTTCTGGATGATCATTCCTTATACTAATCCATTTCCTATTCATAAAACACTCACGCTATAATAGTTAATTTATCTTTGTCTACTCTTGCAAAATAACTGTGGGTAATTCTTTTGGTATTTAAATCCCTAAGTTTATCGTATATATTTGTGTAAATATTAATTCTATATTTATTATCATAAACATTAATAGCTTTACACATCTCAAAATTTTCAGGCTTATCAATTTGTTTAAAAAGTAAACCACACACATCTATCATTGACATATTAAATCTCCTATTTAATAATTAATCGAACAATTATTTGACCAATTACTATTCCGCAAGCAATTTCTAGTATATTAAATATATTCATTATCTTGTATATAAAGGTTGATAATACCATTGTAATTGTGGTCGATATGTAATCTGTCTTTCTTTTCTTAAAAACCAACAACGTCTTTCAATTACCACTGGAACATTATAGTAATAAGGAACCCAACCATAAACTAAACTGGGTGGTTGTGGTATTACATAAGTTGCAGTAGGAATAGGAGTTGTCACCATCATTGGAGGCAAAACAACAGGCGAACCTGCTACCCACTCACCAGTATAACCTATCGAACCCCATAATGCAATCGCTAAAAATAAAAATGTTCTCATAACATTTCCTTCCTTTAAGTTTTAATCTTACTATTTTCCATGTCTCTCATCTCGTCCCTGAGCCTGAAAGCCCTATCAGTATCTCGGCTATTTAGTGTTCCTTCCTTTAGATATTTTTCCATCTCTTCTTGAGTTACAGGTTCTCTAGCCTCATCTTCATAATAATATTCCCAAGGTTTCCATCTAATTCTAACATGATCTATCTTTATTTTTGTATTCCCATTTTTATCTGTATAACTATATTTGCACCAGTACCATTCTTCTGCACACATAGCTTCTTCAATAACTATAAAGTTTTTTGGGTAGCCATTAAAAGCATGTATTTTAAATTGTCCTGTATTGTATAGATATTCTAAAACACCTTCATCTTCAAAGTCTATAGGGAAAAAAGTATTGTATATTGAGTTATGGACAATAGGATACTTCCATCCTACATATTCGACATTTAATATAAACCCTACTGATAGTCCCACGAAAAGCAAAAAAAACTGATAAAACAAAGTACGACAAACAGTTATAAGTATCATCATAAAACCTATTTTTTTAAGGTATGAAAGCAATAGCATGATACTTTTATTTACACCTATCTGTCATATCTACTAAAATAATGATGCGTAACTATTTCTATAGCTATAATTAAGACTACAAATATAAAAAATTCTGTCATTTATTAATTTTATTTATAATATTTAGTATTCTTCTTGACAGTGCCGCTTGACCTACGATTCTGCCATCATCATAATCATTATAATAACCAGATGTTGATTCATGTTTAAATTGTTGTTGAATCTTTTCATTACATAACTTTACAATTTGTGATATTTTATTATCTAATGTGGGGTTATTCATCTTTATATTTACTTCTTGCGTAATCTACTATTTGTCCGGCAGTAAATGGAACAGTATTGCCTCCCAAATAATATTCAGCACATATTTTTCTAGCATCTCTGGTAATTTTTATATTACTATAAATATGATTATATGCTGTTCTATATTCCATAAGAATATATGATCTAACTTTTGCAGAGAAACTACCAACTGCTATTTCTAATTTATTATATTTTTTCTTTTTCATGGGTTGAGTCTAAGCATAGCAATAATTTTATTAGCAGTCCTATCTGCACTATACTCTTTAGATCGTGAATCTTCTAAGAGTTTATCGACAATCTCTTGATTCTTTTTAGACTTAACGCTTCTTAAACAACTCTTGCCGTAGTTTGTTTCTATAAATCCGAATACCTCAAAGGTAAAATCAACAACTTGAGACATAATCGCTCCTAAGAAAGAATAAAACCCATTCCAATACTATTATATCAAACCTATTGTGCTTGTCAAACAGAATTTTTAGTATCTTCTTTATCTTCTTTTGTAACAAAAAAATTATAAATAGATTTAGCTTTAAAAGTTATGAAAGCAATCAATGGACTTCCTAACAATAAAATGTTCATTAAATTTAAATGACAACAAGGACATAAGCCTAAAGAATGTAATATGCTATTAAACATCAATCTAATCTCCCACTCATTTCTGTCCAAATCATAAGGTCTGCTTGAGCCAATGTCAAGCCGGGATAATGTGTTTCCATTAAGTATTTACACAATCCTGCATATTTAGCGTATTTTTCTGGAACCTGTGGAGTATTCTTAGGGGCATCTTTTATATCACATTTTACTCTCATCCAGTTTAGAATGTGAGTATCTAACACAACCTCATCACAAAATTCTCTACTATGCAGCAGAAAAAATCTAGCAGTCTTTGGCCCAACACCGTATACGTCCATCAAGTCATCTCTGGTACAAGTCCTCAAGTCTAATTTAGCAGAGAAATATAAAGCCTTGCGTACCCTATCGTACTGTCCAGTTTTACAAACTTTAATATATTCATGCAGTTTAACCAGTTGTAGACTCTTGATAAATTCAAAAGGAGTTTTATCTCCTCTATCTTTTAATAGTTTAGTAACTAATCTAGCAGTAGTATCGCTGTTCTTTCCTGCAACAAGAATACAGAATATCCAGAATGATTGTAGTTCAACATCTGTACGATTGTAATTAGTAATGTCTTTAGGATCAATCAAAGTTTCCATTATATATTCTCCAAGAGCGTTTTCTCCAGTATAACATATTATCGTCTGATGTCAACAGTAAACTTTAATATTATTTCTTGCCCTTCAAGTCAGCTATATTCTGTGCTATATCTACTAATCTATCCCAATTTTCATCTATATATTTTTCTGGCCCACCCATATCAGCCTGTGCTACTGCAATCTCTTCGGTAGGAACCATCTCAATAGCATCCCAAGGACAAACTTTAACATCATACGTCTTGCCCTTGTTGCCGGGAACATGGATACATTGTTCACAACCTATACAAGTAGACAGATCAATCTCACACCATTGAGTTACTCCTTGTTTTATCTGGAATATACAATCAACAGGACATACTTCTAAGCAAGCCTCACAACCCGTACAGTTATCTGCTTGAATAATTGCTAATTCTTTAGGAATCTTTTTTCTTGGTTTCTTGTTTGCCATTATGCTATAATATCGTGTTGAATATTTCCAAATACATCGGTCAATCTAAAATCTCTACCACTATATCTATATGTTAATTTACTATGATCAATACCCATAAGATGTAATATAGTAGCGTGTAAATCGTGCATATCCATACTATCTACTGCTTTATGCCCAAAGTCATCAGTAGAACCATATCTAATACCACCTTTAATACCACCACCTGTCATCCACATAGAGAATCCACCATTATTATGATCTCTACCTGTTGCACCTTCTTTTATACCGGGAGTTCTACCAAACTCACTTCCAAATAATATAATTGTATCTTCAAATAATCCAGAATCTTTTAAGTCTTGTATCAAAGCGGCAATGGGTTTATCAATAGCAGTTGTATTCTTTTTTAAATTATCATTAATATTCTGGTGCATGTCCCAACCACCATGACCAATCTCTACAAATCTTACTCCTGCCTCACTAAATTTCTTAGCTAATAAACATTGTTTACCAAATTTAGCAGTAGCTTTATCATTGATACCATACTTTTGTAAGGTTTCTTGTGATTCTTTTGATATGTCAACAGTATTAGGAACACTTGTTTGCATTCTAAAAGCTAACTCATAACTCTCAATCAATCCTTCTAGTCTACTATTTTCCGCACCATCTTTCAGGTGCATCTGATTAAAGTCTCTTAATAAATCTAAATCTTTTCTTTGTCTATCTTTTGTTGTAGATTGATTTACCAAATTAGGTATAGGGCTTTTACTACC